TAAAAGATGTTTCTAAAATGACAAGACAAGAAAAATTTTGGTATAATTTAAATAATAATAAAAAATAAAATATGGCTTTAACAATCACATCAAGTTCTTATGCGGGAAAACACGCAGGGGCTTACATTTCAGCAGCGTTAAGAGGTGCTGATAGTTTAGAGTTTGCAACAATCAGAGAAAATGTAGACTACAAAGAAGTACTTAACACAGTTTCGGGTGCAAACTTAGTAAAAGACGCTACTTGCGACTTTACAGAAAATTCGGCTACTTTAACACTTGCAGAAAGAGTTTTAGAAGTTGAACCATTTCAAATTAATATTGACTTATGTAAGAAAACAATGTTATCTGATTGGTCTAACGACAATCAAGACGACTTTGTAGCATACGCTACTTCTTACTTAGCGAACAACATTGCAGACGCAGTAGAGGGTTCTTTTTGGCAAGGTAACACTGCTACTTCAGGACAATTTAACGGGGTGTCTACTACAGGTATGGCGACTTCAACAGCATCTGCTGCATATACGGCTGCAAATATTATTGCTAACTTAGGAGATTTAGTTGCTAATATTCCTGCTAACGTTTACGGAAAAGAAGACTTATACATCTATATGAACAAAAAGACTTATAGGTTCTACATTAACGCTATTTCAGGATTATCTGCATTCCCATTCAACCATATGGGGCAGTATACTCCGGAATTTGAAGGAACTAAAATCGCCATTTGCTCGGGTATCGCAGACAATGTAATGTATGCAGGAACTAAGTCTAACTTATTCTTTGGAACTTCTTTATCTTCAGACTTAACAGCAATTAAAGTTTTAGATATGGAAGAAACTACAGGTTCTGATGTAATCAGATGTGTAGCAAGATGGACTGCAGGAGTTCAAGTAGGAGTTGCAGGAGACTTTACTTATCAATCATAATAATAACTAATTTAGGTGGGGTGTAAAAGCCCTACCTAATATATAAAAACAAATTAATAATATGGCTTGTTTATTAACATCAGGGAGAGCATTGCCTTGTAGAGATACAGTTGCAGGAGTAAAAGCAATTTATCTTTGTCAGCACGAAGACGCAACGCTAACTATTGCTAGTTCTGAAGTTACAGACTTTGAGGGTGTATCTACTTTATACAAATATGTATTAAAGAGAGGTACAGCAAGTGTAACAGAAACTATTAACGCTTCAAGTGAAAATGGTACTGTATTTTACACTCCTTCTGTAAACGTTAAACTTCATAAACTTAGCAAAGAAGATCAAAACGAATTAAAACTTTTAGCACAGAACAGATTATTAGTATTTGTAGAGTTAAACGAATTAAACGCAAATGGTAAGAATGTTATCTTATGCTTAGGGGCGGATAACGGAATGGAATTATCAGGAGGTACTGCAGTTTCAGGTGCAGGGCTTGGTGATATGAACGGATACGATTGGACGTTTGATAGTCAAGAACCTAACCCTATGGTAACGGTTGCAGACTATACTTCAGCACCATTTGACAACACAGCATTTAACGGAGGTGTAGCAATTACAATTACTGCAAGTTAATAATCTATTTTCATATATCTTAAAAGAGGGGCTTTTTAAAAGCCCTTTTTTTGTAATACAAATATTTCTACATTATTTCTATTATATAATATGATACAATTAACTTATGCTGACATTAACTATACTGCTTACGTTACTACTGAAGATAAAAGAATAAACACTAGCGTACCTGTTGCTAATATAGGTTTGCTATTTAAGTTTACAAATGATTTAAGCGGTGCGGTTAAATATGCTTATAGTAATAGTACAAGTATTAATGATAGGTATTCGCAGGCAAGGTTTACACATAATACAACAGAAGATGTATTTACAGGCGATATAGACCTTAAACCTTTTGGGTATTGGAAGTATGAAGTTTATGAGGTTAGTTATACGGGTACAGTACCTGTATTAACTTCAGATAATAGTCCTTCTAACGAAAAAGATACTGCAGATATTCAAGAAGGTATTTATGGTACAGTACAGGGGCTTGTAGAAGTAGGTAAAATGCACGTATCAGAAACAGTAGGACAAGAGCAAGTTAAGTACACAGAGTACACAGAAACACAAGGTAATAATTATATACATTTATAAAAATGAGTTTAACAGATAGCACAAATTCACTATTAAGAGAACAACTAGGTAAAGGTTCAGTAGAAGTATTTACAACAGTAGCACAAACAGGAAAAGACTACTATGCAGTATATTTCCCTGTAACAAGTACTATTTCATCAATAACGGTTGCAAACGCAACAGGTGAAAGTGCTTTACAGACAACAGTACCTGCAGGAACTACTTTATTTATGAGAACAACAGCAATTACTTTAACTTCAGGAATTGGTGTAGGTTATTTAGAATTAGACGGTAGAACAGGTCAATAATGTTGGGGCTAGGAACAGGTTTATCATTAACAGGACTAGGTACTTGGTTGCCTAGCAATGAAACTTCTTTAGAGTTGTATTGTCAAAATCAGACGGGTATAACTGAAGAAGTAGGCGTTGCTAGTTGGAAGGATATTTCAGGGAACAATAGGGATATGGTGCAAGCAGACGATACTGAAAAACCTGCTTATAGGCCAGATACAGGCGAAGTTACTTTTGATGGAAACGATAATTTACAAACTACAGGTCAAGTTACTTTAGATGGTGAATTTATTATTGGTTTAAGAATATCATTTACTGACTTAGCCAATGAAGTAATAATAGCCGACAACACAACTGATAACAACTTTATAAGACTTAACAATTCTAGTACTATAGGCTTGAAATTTAGTTCTGCACAAAGCACAATAGCACTTAATGACCCTTTGATTGTAGACACTATTTATAGTTTAACGATAACAAGAAACGCTGCAAACTTAGTTGAAGTGTATGTAGATGGTGTATTGCAGAATGAAAGTATTACGAAAACAGGAACTTTATTACTAGACGCATTAGGAGTAAGACAAACAGATATAAATGATATTGCAGGTTCAATGTACGAAGTAATAGTATATTCAAAGCATAGTGATATTGTTGTTACAGAAACGAATACAAGATTAAATAGTATATAATGGATAAAGTAACCGATATAAATACTTCAGTAGACGAATTAATTAATGTAAATTTATCTACAATTACTACACCTGTAGTAAAAGAAGTTATGGGGCGTAAATGGATAGAATACGGAACTGATGAATGGCGTAATTTATACCCTCAATTCTTATTAGACCTTTATTATAATTCAGGAACACACGCGGCAATTATAAACGCTACTGCAGATATGATAGCAGGACAAGGTGTAATTATAGACGATAACGATAAATTAGAAAAAATAGCAGAACTAGAAGGTTTTTTGTTAAATTTTAATACCGAGGTATTAAATAAGACTGCTATAGACTTAAAACTGCAAGGTGGTGTTGCTTGGAATATTATTTGGAGTAACGATAGGAAGACTGCTACTATACATCATTTACCTGTAGATAGATTAAGGATAGGGTTACCTAACGCTATGGGGAAAGTAGATACGTATTATGTAAGTGCAGATTGGTCAAATACAAGACGTTATAAACCACAACCTATTCCTGCATTTAATCCACACGATAGAACAAGCCCTAATCAAATACTATATTTTGGTGTTTATAGTCCTGCTATGGAACAATATTATACACCTGACTATGTAAGTGCTTGTGGGTGGGCTATGATAGACCAAAGAATAAGCGAATACCATTTAAACAATATAGAAAACGGGTTTTCAGGTAGTTGGTTTGTAAGTTTAAATAATGGAGTACCTGAAGAAGACGAGAGAGGGAAGGTAGAAAAAGGTATTAAAAAGAAATTCACAGGTGCTAAAGGAGATAAGATAATAGTATCATTTGCTAATGGTAAAGATAGGGCTGCAGAAATAACACCTATACAACAATCGGACTCTGATAAGCAGTATTTAGCACTTCAGGAGTTAATGACGCAAAATATAATGATAGGTCATAGGGTAACAAGTCCTATGTTATTAGGTGTAAAAACAGAAGGTCAGTTAGGTGGTCGTGATGAATTAATGCAAGCATTTGACATTTACCAAACTACTATTGTTAAACCATTCCAAAAGATTATATTAGATAATTTAAGGAAGGTATTAAGAATAAATGGACTAGACTTACCTATTTCTATAAAGCAATCACAACCTTTAACTTCAATGTTTACTATTGAAGAGATGAAGGAAGTAATGACTGAAGCAGAACTTAGGGAAAAAATGGGTTTAGCACCTTTAGAAGAACCTAAAGATGAATTTAGTAAAGTAGAAAAGACTGAATTAGATACTTTTTTAGATACAATAGAAGATATTCCTGAAGATTGGGAATTAGTAGATGAAGAAGTAGTAGATGGTGAACACATAGATTTTAACTTTGAAGAAGAACTTAATAAAATAGCAGAAGATAAAATAGAACTAGCAAGTACAGGTAGGGCTATTCCTGAAAGGAAGTCTGAACAAGACGGTATAAGTAAGAAGACTTACGACTACTATCGTGTAAGGTATGTATATGCAGAAGATGAATTTTTAACAAGAAAGTCAGGAAAGCAAAGAGAATTTTGTGCTAAAATGATGGGTGCTAAAAAGTTATATCGTAAAGAAGATATTGATAGAATGTCTACACTACCTGTAAATAAAGGTTGGGGTAAAGGTGGTGCAGATACTTATGATATATTTTTATTCAAAGGGGGTGGTAATTGTCATCACTTTTGGCTAAGGCAAATTTATAAAACTACAATAGGTGAAAGCAAGACTACTAAGATAGATGACGCTGAAGTTATCGGATATACTAAAGCAAGGTCTGAAGGGTTTACTGCTAAGAAAAACGACAATAGAGTAGCGAAACCGCCAAAAAGAATGAAGAACAAAGGATTTGTAAAAAAGAAATAATATGAGTTACGTTTTATTTATATCGGAAAATACGCTAAAAGATAGTACTGCTATTAACGGAAATGTAGATGTAGAATTTTTACTACCTTACGTTAAAGTAGCACAAAAGAAGTATGTAGAAACTAAACTAGGGACTGATTTATTTGCTAAGTTACAAGCAGATATTACAGCAAGTACTTTAACAGGTGATTACAAGACCTTAGTAGATGACTATATTCAAGATATGTTAGTGCATTGGTCATTCTTTGAATGTTTGCCGTATTTAAGATATAAAGTTTCAAATAACAATATCGTTCAGAAGTCTGCAGAAAACAGTACGCCATTGACAAGAGAAGAAGCGTTTGATTTAAGAGAAGAAGTAAGGAATACTGCAGAATTTTATACTAATAGAATGATAGAATATATTATACATAACACGTCTAATTTTCCTGAATATAGCACCAATACAGGTGCAGATGTTAAACCTAGCAAGAATGCTTACTATTCAGGACTTAACATAGAAAGCGGTTATAAGACTAGCGGAATTATTAAATCAAATGAGTATTAAAAGAGGTTACAAGCCGAAGTTGAAAAACGAAGTGGCGTTAAAAAAATATTTAAAAAATGCCAATAAGCAAAGCAGCAAAGGAAGTAGGAGAAGTAATAACGGTAAATAGTACGGCGTTAGGTTTAAGTTTTACTAATATTGAAAATGGATTAAAGATATTACTATTAATTATATCAATAATGTATACGTTAGACAAGTGGTATCAACACAGGAAAAGTAATGAGAATAATTAAATGGCTAGAAAGGTTATTAATTCAGTACGTAAGGTATCTAAAAAGAAAAGAAAGGGTGTACACTCAAAAAACGCTTCAAGAGGACAAAACGGCTTTAAACAAGTCTACAAAGGACAAGGTCGTTAATCTTTTATTAATACGTCAAGAATTTACAGATAAATCTACACAAGGGGTTTTATTTCTAAATGGAACTTATTTGTGTGATACGTTGGAAAATCCTTTTATTAATAACGAAAGGAATATTAGTTGTATTCCTAAAGGTAGGTATGATGTAAGGTTAAGACTACCTAGAGAAAGTGCAACAAGGGACTATGTACACTTGTTAGTTAAAGATGTACCTAATAGGGATTATATTTTATTTCATAGAGGTAATAAACCTGAACATACTAAGGGGTGTATTCTAGTTGGAATGAATAGTCAACAAGATGTTGTTAATAAGTCAAAGGTTGCTATGGACTTGTTAATCAAAGAAATAATTAATTTGGGCGGTGAAAATATTAAATTATTAATTAAAAATCAATAAAAATGGAAAATTGGATTGAAGTACTTTTAGCAGTTCTAGGAGTTGCTGAAGTAATCGTAAGACTTACACCAACAGAAAAGGATAATTCTATTCTTAACAAAATTATGTGGGTGGTAAACAAACTTGTACCTAATCGTATCAAGTAATGACTAACCGTTTTCGGTTAAAGCCACACGAAATAGACGCTTTATTTAGAATGCGTAAAGGTAAAAATAACGTTTTGGTCATAGGGGATATACATTGCCCTTTTGACCTTGACGGATATTTAGACTTTTGTAAGGAAAAATACAATGAATATAATTGTAATGAAGTAGTCTTTATAGGTGATGTAATAGACAATCACTATTCTAGTTATCACGAAACAGATGCAGATGGAATGGGTGGTGCAGATGAACTTGAACTTGCTATAAATAGACTATCAAGATGGCACGAAGCATTTCCAAAAGCAACAGTTGTAATAGGAAATCACGATAGAATGATTATGCGTAAGGCACAAACAAGTGCAATACCTAGTAAGTGGATTAAATCGTACAAAGAAGTGTTAGGAGTTCCAAAATGGAATTTTGTAGTGTCTTATATAAAAGATGGTGTTCAATACTTACACGGTGAAGGTGGTACTGCTAGGACTAAATGTAGAGCCGATATGATGAATACGGTGCAAGGTCATCTACATACACAAGCGTATTGCGAACACTATGTAGGCAAGAATTTCAGGGTGTTTGGTATGCAAGTAGGATGTGGTATTGACTTTGACAAGTACGCATTTGCGTATGCTAAAGCAGGTAAGAAACCAGCAATTGCTTGTTCAGTTGTTTTAAATGATGGTAAAACACCTATTAATCTATTAATGGAGTTGTAATTTAAATTATTTTCATATATTTGCATTAGTTTTAGGTGTAGTGCTCTTGAAACGTTTTTTCAAAAACTATTTTAGTTAAGACTGAGAATTGCCCTTCTCAGTTTTTTTATGTGTAATAATTACACCTGAACCAAAAACAAGCGTAAAATCAACACTTTTTTACACTCTCAAATTATACCCGTAAGGGTATAAAACACCACAAAAACACTAAAAATGTACCCTTACGGGTATAATTTCATATCTAGTAAATTGACATTTCTGTTAAAAAAGTTGTTAAAACATTTGTGAGTAACTGAAAAAGGTGTAGTTTTGTACCATAATTTTAAAATAATAAAGAAATGTTAGAAATCACAAACAAAAAATCAAACAGAGTTCATTTAATGAGTTCATCAGAAGCGTTAAACTTCTTTAGGGTAAACGATATTAATAATTATACTATCATTGACTTAAAAGAAAAGGCAAATCAAAAAAGAAATAGAATGTTAGATATTGCTGCAGGTGTAGGTTTAATTGTAGCGGCTATGCTAATGACTATTTTATACGTAAATACGAACTACTAATGAAAGCTCACGATACTATAGTAGTTAAAGAATTGCCCTTAGCGGTTATCGTAGCAACAAGAGATAAAGCAATATGCGTAAAGTTTGAAGAAGGTATGCGTTTTGAAACTTGGATACCTAAAAGCGTAATAGAAATTACGAGTAGTGAAGACCAATTAAGACACTACAGAGAAATACAACAACACACAGCAACAATTAAGAGGTGGTTTTTAGAAAAAGAATTTAAAGGGTTAGCCGAAAACCTTAACTAGAGTAGGCAAAATAAATTATAATTATGGAAATAAAAAGAAGTAAAGTAGTAAGTGTGCAAGCAAATGGAACTTGGGAAGGTAAATTTGGATTAATGTACAAGTCAGAAGTAGCGTTTGAAAATGGTGACGCAGGTGAATATTCGTCTAAAACACGTGAGCAACAAAAGTTTGTTGTTGGACAAGAAGCAGAATACACGTTTACAGGCGGTAATTATCCTAAAGTTAAACCTGTATACCAACAGCCACAAAATAATCCATCTAAAGGCTTTAAAAAGGACGATAACGTACAGAAAATGATTGTTAAACAATCAAGTCTTAAAGCAGCAGTTGAATTTGATAATGAATGTAGTATAGAAGATGTGCTTAAAAACGCACAAATTTTTTACGATTGGGTTGTTACAGATAAAGTAATAGTATCACAATCTGTAAATGCACAAACAAATGTTAAAGACGATTTACCTTTTTAAGATGACTGATACAGAAAAATTTGAGAACCTTTGCAACCTTACGACTAATGTCTTAGGGTTGCCACAAGGGGTACTAAGCGAAAAGACTAGGAAGCAAGATATACAAGTAGCAAGATCTATTGCAGGTGTAATTGCAAGAATGGAAGAAGAAATACATTATACGGATATAGCAAGAGTATTAAACAGGGATAGGTCTTTAATCTATCACTATGAAAAATGTCATTCTAGTAACTACTCTACTTGGCTAAAGTACAGAAATGCTTTTAATAAAGTGTATACTGCTTATGTTCAGGATAGCAGCAATAAAAGAGTATTCATAAATAAGGAATGGTTAGATAAACATCTTGCTAAAAATGAAGTTGTAAACAATCCAAAAGGACAAGTAAGACTAGAAATTATAAGTGGTAAAATAACAACAATTATAAATACTACCTATTTTGACTTTACAAATCAAATGGAATTAATTAAGTTTGCCTTACGTGATTATGACTACAAAATAAATATTAAGTAATGGAAAAACCTAACTATTACGCAATTATACCTGCAGGGGTGAGATATGATAAAACGCTTAAAGCAAACGAGAAACTTTTATATGGTGAAATAACGTGTCTTACGGAATATTCAGGTAAATGTTTCGCAACTAACGAATACTTTGCTAAACTTTATAATACTAACAAATCTACTATTTCAAGATGGATAGGTAATTTAAAAAAGCAAGGGTATTTAGATGTTCAGTTGGTTTATAAAAAGGGTACTAAACAGATTGATAAAAGGTATATTACCCTATTGACTAAATCGTCAATACCCTATAGGCAAAAAAGTCAATACCCTATTGACGAAAAGAGCAAGGATAATACTACAAGTAATAATACTACAAGTTTAAATAATATATCTATAAGGAAAAACGATTTTATTTTTGAAGTTTTATCTTTTGATTATGACGAAGAACTTTTAAATGAATTTATTGATTATTGGTCAGAACCTAATAAGTCAAAAACTAAGATGAAATTTGAATTAGAAAAAACTTGGTCAACTAAAGGAAGGTTGCGTACTTGGGTAAATAATAAAAAAAAGTGGGAAAAGCCAAATAATTTAAAAGGAATGTCTAAATTAGACACACAAATAAATGAGTGGCAAAAAGCAAAGGATTTACTATGAACAATCAAGGAATGATACATATAGCAGAACGACAAGCATTAAAGGATATTGCTACTTATCAAAGTCAGTTAGTTGATATGAGTTTTATTAATAAAAAGTTTGTTGTAACTGCAAGTTATATGTGTGTAATTTTAGGCAAAAAAATCAGAAAACAAAATAAATTATTAAGAAAAATTAAACAAAATGAAACCATTAAAACAAGAAAACCTAAAAGAATTGACTGAAAAAGTATTAGACTTGGTAGCAAAGACATCAGTAGAAATAGGTCATAGGTCTGACGCACAGACACTAGCAAGTTTAAGTAAAATTTTTGCACAAGATTTGATGCAAGAAAAGAGGTTTGGAAATATGACTTTTAACCAAATACAAGACGCATTTCATCAGGGTGTAAGGTTTGGTAAAGATGAACCATATCTAAATATCCGAACCTTTTACAAATGGACTTATGCCCACAAGAAGAAAATAGATAACGCATATTATGAAGTACATACTTTAGGGAAACCAAAGGAAACAACTTTATGGTATCAAAAACCTTTAAAATTATTAAAATGAAACCAGAAGATTATTTTGAGAAAGCAAGAAAAATGTCTTTAGGGATACTTGAAGAATATGTTGTAAAATATGAAGGTGAGGTTTATTTATTGACAAAAGAAAAGTGTAAGAAAAATAAATTTGTTTATTTTATGCTAGACTTAACAACACACGAAGAAGTTTGTGTAAAAAATAAATTTGCTGAAGAATTAATTAAAACAATTCCAAATGAAGACTAAAGAAACTATAATTAGATTACTTGAAAAGTATCCTAGTTTAAAAGATGATGATAGTAGGTTAATTGCTAACTATTGGAATGAAGAATTGATCCATAAAGGAGTTGATATAAAGAAACTAACTGCAACAGATTTTATTAAAATGTTCTCAAATAGAGAACTTACAAATCCCGAAACAATTAGGAGGACTAGGGCTAAACTACAAGAAGAAAATCCTGATTTAAGAGGTAAAATATATAAACTAAGACAAGTTGATTGTCAAAAGGATTGGCAAGAGCAACTAGGATATATGGCTAAAAGCATAAATAAACTATGAAAATAACAAACGAATGTAATATAGAGTTAATGAAACGCTATCCTGATAACTACTTTGACCTTGCTATTGTAGACCCACCTTATGGGATTGATATTAATGTAAATATGGGTAGGCGAAAAGGGGATAAAAAAAGTGATTACCATAAATTTGCAGGTCAAGATAAGTCAATACCAAGCGAAAGTTATTTTAAAGAATTATTTAGAGTTTCTAAAAATCAAATAATATGGGGTGGAAATTATATGACAGATTATTTATACCCAAGTCCTTGTTGGTTGTTATGGGATAAGGGGTTTAGTGAAGATGTAACGTTTGCTCAATATGAATTAGCTTGGAGTAGTTTTAAATCGAGTGCTAAAAAATACGATTACAATGCTGCTAAAAATAGAAACAGAATACACCCAACACAAAAACCAGTAAAACTTTACGAATGGATTTTAATGAATTACGCAAAAGAAGGTGATAAAATATTAGATACTCATCTTGGCTCTGGAAGTATTGCAATAGCTTGTCATAACTTAGGATATGATTTAACGGCTTGTGAATTGGATAAAGATTATTATGAGGCAGCAATGAAACGAATAGAACAACACAAACAGCAACAAAGATTATTTTGATGAAAAAGAAACCTATCACTAAATTAAAAAAAGAATTAGACGCTATATTTTCAAAGTATATAAGACTAAGGGAAGCAACAAGTACAGGTGCTGCACAATGTTTTACCTGTGGTAAGGTTGCACATTGGAAAACACTGCAGAACGGACATTTTCAAAGTAGAAGACATTTAGCAACAAGGTTTGACGAACAAAATTGTCAAGTCCAATGCGTGAAATGTAATATGTTTGAGCAGGGCGAACAATTTAAGTTTGGTTTAAACTTAGACGCTAAGTATGGTGAAGGTACTGCACAGGAACTAGAATACTTATCTAGGACTACAGTTAAGATAGGTAGGGTTGATTATGAAGAAAAGATAAGTTATTACAAAGACCTTGTTAATAAGTTATTAAAGGAAAAAGGATTATTGTAAAAAAATGTATAACTTTGATGTATGATAAAACCAATATACGCTAGTAAGGAACACGAAGTAATAATGTTAGGATATTTAGAAACAACAAAACAATTAGTAAAGGAAGTATCTGATAAAGATAGGTACAAGAATTATCTTGACGTTTACGAAGTTATAATTGAATATCATAACAACTATGGAAATGGAGTAGAAAAGTCAGGGTGGTATGATTGGTTGTCGGTACTACCTGCAAACTTATCTGTAATGACTAACGGTTATTTTGCGGCACTAGAAAGTAAGTCTAACGCAGCAACTATAAGGGCGTACCGAACTATATTAAATGATATGTTAGAAGAAGTAGTGATGAAGTTAAGTAGTTTGAAAGTGAATGAGTAGGGTTTACGAAGTCATAGCAGAACAAAGAGTTGTATTTATGGGTATTGCTGAAAGGTTTACAAATGATATTAACGAAGTAGATGAAGCAGTTCAGGAGTTAATGCTATACTTTATGGGAATGAATAAAGAAACTTTAGAAACTATATATCATAAAGACGGGGTGAATGGTATTATACGCTATGGTGCAGTTGCGTTAAGACGTGCATTCACAAGTCCTAGAAGTTCTTATTTTTATAAATACAGAAAGTATTACACTAACTTAGACGATACTTGTAATACTACTGACCATACTAATAGGACGTTACAGGGCTTTGCAGAAGAAATAGAAGAAACGAATAAGTGGGAACAATTAGAAACTATAGATAAGTATTTAGAAGAAATGTATTGGTACGATAGGGAGGTATTTAAATTATATTATTACGAAGATAACACTTTAAGTTCTTTAGCAAAGAAGCTAGGAATTAGCAGGAATAGTTTATTTACTACTATAGATAAAGTTAGAAAGGAGTTAAAAGAAAACATAAATGAATAGGTTTTTTACAGATACAGAAACATACGAAGCAAGACTATCTACTTGTAAGGGTTGCGAACACTATTTTAAACTTACAGGTAACTGTACTAAGTGCGGCTGCTTTATGAGAATTAAAGCAGGTATATCTATTATGTCTTGTCCTGTTGGTAAATGGGAGGCAACAAATGAACTAGGAGAACCTGAACTACCTGCAGAACTATTACAAGAAGTATTAGAATTATACCCACAAATAGAACACGGACAACTAAAAGACCACGAACAAAAACAAAGGTTTATAGAACTTTACAATACAATATACGATACTAAGTATAAAGTAACAACTAATTGCCCTAGTTGTATGAAGACTATGTTTAACGGAATACAAGCAATATATAAGAAATATGGCATACAAGACAATTAAAAGCGTATTAAGACATCATATTAAAACAGGTGTAAGGTCTTTATGGACTTGGAGTAATAATAACTTCACTTGCATTTATGATAACTATGATGTGCAAGAGAGGATATATACACCACAACAACTTTTAAAAATATTAGAAAATGTTAATGATAGCAATAATACTACTACTCCTGATAATAGCAGTGTTGATTAATGTAGTAATTGAAAATAAAAGAGCGATAAAAGAAAATAAGAATTTGCTTGATAATATTAACCGACAAAAGTCCTAGTCACTAAATATAGGCGTTATAAAAATGAGTTATACAGAATTTTTAAACGATTAATTGTTAATAGCATTAAACAAAATAAAAAATAAGTGTTAAACTAATTAAACAAAAATAAAATGAAAGATAAATTAATTTTTATAATATATATATCAGTATTATCGGTTGAAATGTTTTTAAGCCCATTTATTTATGATTGGTATTTGTTAAAGTTAGATGTTGAATTTATACCATTCCTTCCATTTATGTGGGTTACATTCTTGGTTTTAGGACAAGTTTTTATTGCTTTTATCTTGGGGTCAAAAGCATTTAATATAGATGATATGATATGAAAGACAAAAGAATAATAAAAAAATAATAAAATGGAAAAATTATGCGTAAATAAAGCTGCAGGAAATTCAGAGTGTGTTAAGCAGTGTTGGGTTTGTAAAAGAGCAAGTGGTGTAGATAAAAGAATACCAAACTACTACATAGGTAATAATGGTTATGAAGCAAGAAAAGTTGTATCAGGATTTGATTTAAGTTATAATGTAGGTACTGCTACTACTTACTTGTTGAGAGCAGGTAAGAAGCCAGAGGAGGGAATGACTGATACGGAAAAGCATATAGAGGACTTACAAAAAGCAATTAATCATTTGGAGTTTGAAATTGAAAGGTTAAAAGAATAATAAAAAAATAATAAAATGGAAAATCAAGAAAAAATAGAAGCAATTAACCTAATTAATGAAAATAGGGAGAATGGAAAGTACTTATCGTATTCAGAAACCACAAGTATACCTAAAGACAGAAGACTTGATTTAAACAAGGGAGATATAATTTACTTTAAAGGAGAAAAGAAGCCTTATAAGATTAGAACACAAAATAATAAATATGTTATATGTACTCAAAATAATTTTGGAGATATTTACTATACAATAATTGATTGGGAAAACGGAATTAAAAGAGCAGCAGATAAATGGCATAATATAGATTTTGATACAGATGAAGGTATTGAAGAAGGGTTGAAAAACCTTACTAATGGGAAAGAGGATTTTAGTCAGATAAATTGGGATTATTTACGAATTGATAAAATAAAACAAAAGTAAGATGAAACTATATAAATGCGAATGTGGTAACACAAGAGAGTTAAGCAAATCAACTATTGTTTATCGTAATAAGAAATGGGTAACAAAAGAAGCGAAATGCGAATGTGGTTTGTATATGGAATGTGAGCCTGAAGAAGGTATGCCAACGCTTAAAAGAACTGAAGCGTCTTTATCAAAGGGTAAAGAATGGGATAGACTAAAGAAACACTTATCAGAGTAATGAAGTTTGTAATTAAAGACGACAGGGATAAAAGAAGTCTTATAAACTACTTAAAAGAATTAGGTAATGACTATGTAGTAGAAGTAAAGAAGAAAAGAGATAATAGGTCTATTATGCAAAACAACTACTATTGGAAATGTATCGTACAAGTACTAGCAGAAGAAATAGGATACTATAATGATGAAATGCACGATATACTTAAAGTAAAGTTTGCTAGTGAATGGAATACATTTACAAGAGGCGAAAAGATAGTAGGACTACAAACTATTAATAGCACTGCTAGAATGAATACACAAGCATTTGAAATATATTGTGAACAAATTAGAATATGGGCTTTAACTGAATTAGATATAAAGTTAATGCTTCCAAACGAATATGAATAAATGAAAATAACAAACGAAGATAATATGGAGCTAATGGCAAGGTATGAAGATAACTACTTTGACCTTGCTATTGTAGACCCACCTTATGGGATTGATGCTGAAAAAAGCCAAAAGACATATAATAAAAATAATACTATTAGTAATGGTGGTAAATGGAAAGATTACGAAAATAAAAATTGGGATTTAGAAATACCTAACAAAGATTATTTTTATGAGTTGAAACGCATAAGTAAAAATCAAATTGTTTGGGGTGGCAATTATTTTGTTGAACATTTGAACAACACTAAATGCTTTTTGGTTTGGGATAAAATACAAAGGACATATTTATCTGATGGTGAAATAGCTTGGACTTCTTTTGATAAGCCGATGAAAGTATTTAGATATAGTAAAATAGATGCTTATGTAAATGATTGTGATATTAAAATACACCCAACACAAAAACCAGTAAAACTTTATGAATGGTTGCTTATGAATTATGCAAAAGAAGGAGATAAGATATTAGATACACATCTTGGAAGTGGCTCAATAGCTATTGCTTGTCATAACTTAGGATTTGAGCTTACAGCTTGTGAACTTGACAAAGATTATTTTGATGCAGCAATGAAAAGAATAGCAATACATAAGCAACAATTAACTATGTTTTAAATAAATAAGAATGTTTTCTATTATATAGTATTGATTAATTAATTATTTTTCAAATGGATAGACGAATATACAACGGCGGGAAAAGAGAGGGTGCAGGACGTAAGTCTAAAGGTGATGAACAAAAGTTAATTGAAAACTTAACACCTATGCACGAAAAGGCGTTAGAAGTGTTAGAAGAAGCAATAAACAATAAAAAGCAATGGGCGGTAAAAATGTTCTTTGAATACTTTTATGGTAAACCACAACAAAGAGTAGATGTAACTACTAATGACGAGAGTATTAATATGCCCGTAATATCATTTGTAGAAACTGAAACTGAATAATAAATACAACCAACTATTTACATCTAAATGTAGATACTATGTAATTACAGGGGGGCGTGGTTCAGGTAAGTCTTTTGCGGTATCTGTATTTCTTACACTACTTACAATGTCTGCTAATATACGTATACTTTTTACGAGGTATACAATGGTGTCTGCACACTTGTCTATTATACCTGAATTTTTAGAAAAGATAGCACTACTTAATTTAAGTAATATATTTTCAGTAAACAAATCAGATGTAGTTAATACTGCTAATAGTTCTGATATTCTATTTAGAGGTATTAAGACTTCTTCAGGAAACCAAACAGCAAGTCTAAAGTCTTTACAAGGAGTAAGTACGTGGGTACTTGATGAAGCAGAAGAACTTGTAGATGAAGATACATTTGACACTATTGATTTATCTATAAGAGAAAAGAACGTACAGAATAGAGTTATACTTATCTTAAATCCTGTGACAAAAGAACATTGGATATATAAGAGGTTCTTTGAAAATAGAGGTGTACAAGAAGGGTTTAATGGTGTTAAAGGTGATGTATGTTATATACATACTTCTTATTTAGATAACCTTAGTAATTTAAGTGATAGTTTCGTAAGTCAAGTACAAAGGATAAAAGAAACCAATATAGAAAAGTACAATCATAAAATACTAGGGGGGTGGTTAGCAAAAGCAGAAGGTGTAGTATTTAAGAATTGGAAACTAGGCGAATTTAATCCTGATAATCTACAAACATCTTGTGGAATGGACTTTGGGTATAGTGTAGATCCTGATACGCTTACAGAAGTTGCTATTGATAAAAAGAAACGTAAGATATACGTAAAAGAACATATATACAAGAATGGTTTAAAAACTAAAGAACTAGCAAACCTAATACTAAATAAAGTAGGTAAGAAGTTAATTATAGCAGATAGTTCAGAACCTAGACTTATAGACGACTTAAATTTTTTAGGTTGTAAAGTAGAAGCTGTGAAAAAGGGAACTATTGAAAGCGGTATATCACGTATGTTAGACTTTGAATTAATAGTAGAACCTAATTCAACTAATATAGTAAAGGAGTTAAACAACTATGTATATGCAGACAAAGGTTCTAAGTTATATGTAGATAATTACAACCACGCTATTGATGGTATTAGATATAATGTTATTTACCACCTAGACAATCCACACGCTAAGCAGTACTTTATATATTAAAGTAGCCGCCCTATTAAAGAAGCGACTACCTTAAACAAAATAAAGAATTAAGAAAATATGGTCAAATATAATATTTTAAACTAATAACTAAATAATTCTATTATATATTATGCAAATAGATATTAACAACAAAGGAGATAAGCAAAGTTACGAAATAATGTCTTGGAAGGACGTAACACTTGAAAAGTGGGTAAGGTTAATAGAGGCGGAAAAAGAAGAAGAAGTAGATAAGGTTTTAGAAAAGGTAAATGTAATGTCTACCATTCCTAAAGAGTTAGTAGAACAATTATCTATTCAAGATGTAGCAAAGATACTTGAGTTGATAAACGATTTGCAGAAGACAGGAACAAGGGAGTTTAAAAGAGTAATAAAAGTAGATGGTGTAGAATATGGTTTTATTCCTGACTTAGAAGAAATTACGTTAGGCGAATATGCAGATATACAACACTATATTAAAGTAGGTATTGATAATAGTATGCATAAGATAATGGCGGTACTATATAGACCTATTGTAGAAAAGAATAAAAACGCTTATAGTATTGAAGCGTATAATAGCGAAACAATGCGAATACGTGCAGATAAGTTTTTAGAAATGAAAGCAATAGACGTACAAGCAGCGTTGGTTTTTTTTTACAATTTAGCGAACAAACTAATGACCATTTTGCCATTGTACTTGGAGGAGGTAATGAAGAAACTACAGGCGCAGACGAAAAGTTTGCTGACAAATGGGGGTGGTTCGGTGTAATGTATAGGTTAACAAATGGAGAAATTATAAATTTAGATAAAATAACAAAATTGAGATTGTACGAAGTGCTTACTTGGTTATCTTACGAAATAGATTTAAAAGAATTACATAATGGTAGTAGACAAGACTTACAACAACGTAATTGATACGATTAAACAATTAGGTGCTAATCATCATCAAATCACAACAGTTACTTCAGGTGATATATGGGAGATAGATTTAGAAAAGAATACTAAATACCCTTTAATGCATATTAATACTGTATCAGTATCCGCAGGTAAATCGCAATTAACATTTAACTTCCAAGTGTTTATAATGGATGCAGTAGAACCTGATGAAAGCAATGAACAAGAAGTGTTAAGTGATACTTTAAGTATTTGTTTAGATATTGTATCTATATTCAAGTCAGGAGAAAGTTTATACTTTTACAATTCAACACACGGACAAGAACCTGACTACTTTGTAGACGACAATTTTGATTTAGAACCATTTACAGAAAGGTTTGATAATTCATTAACAGGGTGGGTGTTTAACCTACCTATAACGGTAGAGTTTAGATATAATAGTTGTAATGTACCTACACTAACAACAGCAATAGGTAAGTAATGCTTAAATTTAAAATAGGAAATATAACTATACAATTATTACCACCTAAAATAACTTGGAAACTATGAAGAACTTAGAAAGGTATTTAAATAGTTTCGGTAAGTCTGTTGTAAAGCAGTCTAAGGCACGTTTACAATCTTCAGATAAGGTTGTTTCAGGCTCTTTGTTAAATTCTATAAGGTACGAGGTAAAGCAAGATAAAGATAATTTTGTAGTTCGTTTCTTTATGGCTGAACACGGGAAATTTATAGATAAAGGAGTTTCAGGGAAAAAGCAAAGGCAATACTATAAAGATATACAGGGCAAAAGAAGACAAAGCCCTTTTAAATATAAATCAAAACGACCACCTGCTAGTATGTTAGATAAGTGGATAGTAAGGCGTGGCATAGCACCTAGAGACGCTAAAGGTCGTTTTATGAGTAGAAAAAGTTTACAGTACCTTATAGCAAATAAGATATTCTTTAAAGGTACAAAAGGTATAAGTTTCTTTACAACGCCTGTAAGGTTAGCAATGAAGGACTTACCAAAAGACATATTAGTAGCAATAAGAAAAGATATAATAAATTCAATTAAGTAATGGCGTTATCAATAACACAACAACCGAAATACAAAACACTACCTGCAGCACAACCTGTAATATTTACAGCGTCAGACCTAAGTTATGTAGCAGCAAATTATAAAATTAAGTATGTAGCAGAAGTATATATATCTACTACATCAACAGGAATTATAGCAACTGCTAATAAGGTAGCAACACTTAAAACAAGTCCTAATGGTTCAGGAGTAGGTATATTTGATTTAAGGTCTATTATTGAAAGTTATGTTAGTCCTGATTATACAGGTGCTTATGTAAATCCTGCAACACAATCTAATTACTCAAAATATAAAACTACAGGGTGGTCTGAATTAACGCCACACCCTATACATTTAATAGATAAGTATTGTTGTAATAGTACTTCTGCAAGATACTTTGCAGTTAGGTTTAAAATAGAAGGGGCTACATCACAAACAGGAAGCGTTACGGATAGTGGGCAAACTTCAGATAGTGATACCAATTTAGTATACAACGGATATATTAAAAATGAAGATGAATTATATTTAGATAGTACTAATGGTGAATTTGGGTACAACTTAGAAACTTCATCTACACACGTTATAATGAATGATGGTACTAACGGTAGTTTCTTAACTAATGCACCTAAACGGCTTAAAGCAAGACTTACAGACTATGGTACTATGGCGTTCTTTAACCATTTAACAGGGGCTAATAACGACTTTGAAATAGGTGGCGGTGGTGCTACTACTAAAAAAGTAGATAAAATCACTATTGAATTGTATGATAGTTCAGGTAGTCAGTTAGGCACAGATATAGATGTTACTTGTCAGGCGTCAAACGGGGGGTCTGCAGGTACAGATGGTAAATCGTACTACAAACTTCAGTATTTTGGTTGTTACCCTGCTAACTTAGATAATTGGAATACTACTTGGGATACACATAAAGCAAATGTAAGTTATTATACTATACAGGCGTATAATGACGCTTCACAGAAAATAGCAAAAGAATATAGGATAGATATAATTGAAGACTGCAAATTTGATGGTATTCGTTTGGCTTGGGTTAATAAGTATGGGGTTTGGGACTATTACACTTTTAATATGAAATCTTCAAGAAGCTTAACTACTAAAAGAACACCATATACGCAAATAGACGGAACTTGGAATGATACTATTTACAGAATACACGGCTATCAAGGTGGTAAAAAGAACTTTAGAGTAAATACAAAAGAAAAGATAAAAGTTAATACAGATTATATTTCAGAAGCAGAAGCAGTTTGGTTTGAAGAACTTATAGCAAGTCCTGAAGTATATATATTAAATGGATTTACTTCTAGTGATACAAATATGATACGTAAATTTGTAGAACCTGTTACACTTACAACAACAAGTTACACACGTAAGACTAAAGCAAACGATAAGTTAATTCAATACACATTTGAAGTAGAACGTACTAAGAATAATAATATACAATCAATATAATGAGTTTACAATTAATATTATTCCCGCAAAGTTATGAAGGGTATTATAATTCAACTTCTGCTACAGTTACAACGCAATATGTAGCAGACAATAGTTTGTTTCTTACATCTGACCTAGATACTTCTGTAGGCACTACTTTAGGTACTCCTTGTGATGAAGCAATAGATACTGACGGGGCTATTATAGGGGCTTGGAAAAGATACCATACTACAGGTACTTCTTATGCGGTTACAACACCACCTGACAATTACTTTTCTGTAGCGTCAGGGGTTTTCCTTTCAGGTATTGAGTTTTTTAGTCACGCAACACAAGATAGTCATTCAGGGATATATCAAAAGATAGATGGTTTAGTTGTAGGTCAGTCATATACAATAGTAATAGATATTGAACATCAAGCAACAGGAGGTATATTAACAATAGGTTGCCCTAATCGTACAGATACTTTAGCGGGTGGTGGTGTATGGAATGAAAATACTAACGTTTCACAAATAACAAGGTCTTTTGTAGCTGTTAACACGGAAGAAATCTTAGTATTAGATTATTTAAATGACAATGGCGATAATTTAAAAGTAAGTAAAGTATCTATTACACATAGTTCGCAAGTTGTTACTTCAGTATATGATGGTCAAGTTCTTTGTGATTTATATGAAGAAGAAGAAATACCTTTAACATTAAGTATTGACGAATTTAAAAACGCTGCAGAAAGCATACAATCGTATTCTAAAGCATTTAAACTACCTGCTACTAAAAGAAATAATAAAATCTTTTCGCACTTATTTGACGTAACAAGAAGTGTGGACAATTTTAGTTTTAGCCCTTACAAAAAGACTAAGTGTATTTTAAAGCAAGATGGTCTTAATATATTTGAAGGGTTTTTAAAGTTAATAGATATAAATAATAAAGAAGGTGAAATAAGTTACAATGTAAACTTGTATTCAGACCCTATTGTACTTGCTGAAACTTTAAAAGACAAGAAGTTAAAGGAAATTAATATGTCTGAATTAAATCACGACTATTACGCAGGAAACATAAAGAATAGTTGGACGGGTGTTTTGGATTTAAAAAATCCTTTATCCGCAGGTTCTTTTGCAGGAAACGTAAATGATACAACTACAGATGTTCTTAAATATCCTTTTGTAAATTGGATAGGAACGCACAACGCAAATAGTACTCATATTAGTTTAGAGTATTTAGAAGATGTATTTAGACCTTTTATTAAATGTAAGTATATCTTTGATAGAATTATGTCGGAAGCAGAATTTACTTACGATAGCGACTTTTTAAATTCCACAAAATTTACTAAGTTATTTATGGATTTTAATTTTGGAGGTGATAGAACGGGGGCGCAGTCAGGTAGTGGGGTTACGGAATACGCGTCCCGTGATGTTTCATCACCTATGTCTTCTACTCAATCTTGGAAAACGTTAAAATTAAATTCAAGCCAACAACAAACAGTATACTACAACAAATCAACAGGAAAACTAACAGCACAATCTAATAATACAATAGTTAGTGTTTCATATAGTTTGTCTGCAGAAAATACAACGTACAATCCGCATAATTCTCAATTTAGAATTTTAAAAACAGAAACTTCAGGAGATACTACCGAATTAGAAAAAATATCAGACTATGTTTCAGGAAATTGGTTTGGGGGTGGTTCAGGCAGTATAGATATATCGCTTAACAATGGGGACACTATAGAGTTTCAGCATAGGACAAATAGTTCTACTGCGGGATTGTTTGATGTTTCAGGTTTTGCTACTATGGGGGTTTCTTCAGAAATTATTGAAGCAGCCGATTTATTACAAAATGTACGTGGCGACTTAGGGCAGTGGGATTTTGTTAAAGGAATTTTTACAATGTTTAACTTAGTGGTTATGCAGGATAAATTAAATCCTACAAATTTAATTATAGAACCTTATAATGATATATTTATAGATAATTCTGATAGTGTAGAACACGATTGGACTACTAAGATAGACGCTACAGAAATAAAACTTAAACCTATTGATTTAACTAAGTATGTGCATTTCAAATATGAAACAGATGATAGTGATTATAATGCTAAAAAATACAATAAAGCAGTAGACCGTGAGTATGGAGAAAAAATACTAGAACTTCCTGAATTAACTTTACTTGAAGGCGAACAAGAAATTATAGCGACACCTTTTGCGTCTACAGTTTGTAGGGAATTTCATAGTTCGTTTGACAATAATTTAATTGTACCTGCAATATATTCTTCAGGTGATAATGATGAATTTTCACCATTTGAAAATTTACCTAGAATACTGTATGATAATGGTGTTAATCAATTAGGTGCAGGTACTTATTCTTCAAATATTCAAAACCACGTATCAAGTAAGTTTACAAATGAAGACGAATTTTTGCAATTTAGTCATTTATCCGCAGTACCTTCAGGGGTGGGTGTAGAAGATTATAATTTTGAAAGCGAACCTTTGATAGGTAACGCTATAGGAGTACCTAGTGTAGATAATTTATATAGTTTATATTGGTCACCTTATTTTGACGAACTATATAATGAAGAAACAAGGGTTGTTACATTAAAAGTAAACCTTACCGCTTCAGATATTAATACATTTAACTTTTACGATACTGTATTCATTAAAAACAGGTCTTACAGAGTTAATAAAATAGAGTACAAACCAAACGGACTATCTAAAGTTGAATTTTTACTTATACCATAATGAACTATAAAAAAGGATTTAAAATAAAACCAAAAGAAATAACAGCATTAGGTGAAGTGTTGTTTACAGATGGTACAAACGATAATTTGCGAGCAAATCAAAAGACTTGTGAGGAGTACGGATACAGGTACGATAGCGAAAAGGGTCTTTGTTATTCAGGTAGACAAGGTAGTAAGGTTGCTAGGGTGTTCAGAAATATAACAAACAACACAACAGGAGGTACTACAGAAAGCGGTACTGCTAACACTACTTTGTTAGGAACTGCTAACAAGACTAAAGGACAAAACAATAACGGATTTGTAACAGGTGAAGAACACGAATTAGGGAACGGACTAGATAACGCTTCTATTGTAGGAGGTAAGAAAGCAAAAGCATTAAGACAAGGAGAAGTAGTAGTAGGTGGTGGTGGTGGTTATACATCTACACAGGGGGCGGTACAAACTTCAAGTGTTCAGGTAAGTGGTACAACAACAGACGCAACGGCTACCAATTTAACAACACAAGATGACGGAACAAATATAATTGAAATGCAAGGCGGTTCTGTTACTATATTTGAATGTTACTTAACAGGGCTTGTAGTAGTTGGTAGTGGTAGTGTAAATGCAGGAAACCACAAAAGTATTAAAATAACAGGTAGTGTAGTGACTACAGGGGCGTTAGCGTTAACTATTACACAAAGTCAAACTACAATATCTAGTACTGTAGCAGGTATATCTGCAACACTTGTACAATCTAACAATCAGTTAGCAGTTCAGGTTACAGGTTTAGCAGGTGTAACTATCTATTGGACGTGTACAGTTAATATGCACGAAAACGTAATTAGTGGTAAATATTTTTAAAAAATAATAAAATGGCAAAAGAAAGTTTAGAGTTAGAAGTAAAATCAAATATAAAAGAAGCGGTAAAAGACACCGAAAAACTAACAGATGGTTTAAAGGACGCAACAAAGGAAACCGAAAACCTTGCTGACGCTACAAAGGACGGTAAAAAAGGCTTTTTAGGTTTAGGTGGTGCGGTTAAAAGTATAGGTGCAGGATTTAAAGCATTAGGAATAGGTCTTATTATTGGTTTATTTACACAATTAAAAGAAATATTTGGTCAAAACCAAAAAGTAATGGACTTCTTTAATACAGCATTAGAAAGTACATCTATAATGTTTAATGATTTATTTAGTTTCTTAAGTAATAACGTAGGGACTGTAGTTGATTATTTTAAAGGTTTATTTGAAGACCCTGTACAGCACTTAAAAGACTTTGGTAACGCTATAAAAGAAAATATACAAGAACGTTTTGAAAGTTGGTTAGATACTATGGGGTACTTAGCAAGTGCAGTAGGTAAATTATTTAAAGGCGACTTTGCAGGGGCTATGGATAGTGTTAAACAAGCAGGAAAAGAAGCGGTTGATGTATTTACAGGGGTTAATAATTCAGTAGACAAAGCAGCAGAAATATACGAAAAGACAACTAAAGCCGTAAAAGAATACACAAAATCGGTTGTTAGTAGTGCTTCTGCAAATGTGAAATTAAAAAAAGATAGTGAATTAGCAAAAGTTCAAATACAAGGTGTTATTGAAGAATATGATAGGGAGGCGGAAAAACTAAGACAGGTTCGTGATGACGAAACAAAGACTTTTGAAGAACGAATAGAAGCAAATAACAAGTTAGGCGAAACACTTGAAAAGCAAAAAGAAAAGATGTTAGAACTTGTTGATATACAGGTGAAAGCAGCACAAGTGGAATATGATAAAAATCAAAGTCAAGAAAACCTTATAGCACTTACAGAAGCGTTAAACGAAAAGAAAGGAGTAGAAGCACAAATAACAGGGTTTCAATCTGAACAACTAACAAATCAAGTATCACTTGAAAAAGAACTTAAAGATGTTAAGAATGAAGTGTTGGCAGAAGGATTGTCAGGTATGCAAAGGGAACTTGCAGAACTTGAAGCAAATTATAAGTTAAAAAAAGAAATGGCTGAAAAGTCAGGAATGGATACTGCAGAAATTACTAAGAAATACGAAAAACAAAAATCTGCTATTGTAAGTGCAGGTATTAACGAACAATTAAGCGCTTATTCATCTTTTGCAGGTGCTTTAAGTGAAATGGCAGGAGAAAACAAAGCGTTAGCAGTTGCACAAGCAACTATAGATACTTATACTGCAGTTACTAAAACATTAAAAGAAAGTACTTTACCTTACCCTGCTAATATTATAGCGGCTGCAGGAATAGGTGTGCAAGGATTTAATAATATACGTAAAATTATGCAAGTAGACGTAGGAGGTGGCTCTAGTGGTTCAGCACCTACACCTACAGCAAGTACACCTGCACCTGAATTATTAAGTGGTAAGTTTGAGTTAAGTGGTGGTGAACAAGAACCTATAAAAGCGTATGTAGTTACTGATGAAATGACTAATAGTCAAGATCAATTAGCAAACATAAGGCGTAGAGCTACAATATAGCAACTAAAATTTAGTCGCACTTTAAAAATCAAATATTAGCAATTTATATCTATTATATATTATACTAAAAAAATTATATTATGTACGAAACGTATTTATCAAAGTTAGAAGAATTAAAAAGTGAAAAGGTTGAAAGAGTTGAGTTGAATGCTGTTAAAGATTTTGAAAAAGAATATAATAATGCTTCTGAAATACATACTAAAGGAATGCGACAAACAGGTGAAATTGATACATTAGTAAATAAAGTGTTAGATTTATATGATGCAGCAGGTAAAAGTTATTTAAAGGCTAACGCTAGGTATCAAGAAATTGAAAATGCTGCAAAAGAATTAGGTGTTGATGTACCTTCTAAAATAGAAGCATTAAAAAAAGATATATCTCAAAGTTTAAAAGATATAGATAAAGCAAGTAAGAATTTATTGAAAATTAAAAATACTGATTTAGTATAAAAAAATTATATTATGTACAAGACTTATTTAGAAAGACTAGAAGAATTAAAATCTAAGCAACCTAGTAAAATTGATTTGACTAAGTTAATCCGCAAAGATGTTTGGACTACAAATGTAGTTGCAGAAACATTTGAAGTTGGTGATATTGTTTATAGAGAACTAGAGGAAGGTCAAACAGAGGACGATTTATGTCCTGTAGGTTCAGGTGAGTATTTTATGGAAGACGGAACTAAAATACAAATTGATAGTGAAGGTAAAGTAATTCTAATTACACCTGCAAATGACTAAAATAGTAGAGTTAGTAATATCAGAAGAAAATGAAGCATTAACTATTGACGCTATTAGTTTAGTGACTAATCCTGCAATAGAACAAGACTTTGTTTATTTTTCTAAAGAAAAGAATAATCTAACATTTGCAAAAGTAGATGAAGAAAAAAGGGAACTTATAAGTCCTGCTTTAATTCCTAATAAGCAGATATTAAGATATGACGCAAATAGTGAGTATTATGTGTATTTCTCTAAGAATACAGTAAAGTTTGCTGCATATAGTTATTTAAAGCATAACAATCACCATAAAGCAACTGAACAACATAACGATAGAGTTTCAGGTGTTCTAACTGTAGAAAGTTGGATAAAAGAAGGTGAGCAAGACAAGTCTAATATGTATGGTTACGATTTACCTGTAGGTACTTGGTTTGTTAAAATGAAAATAGATAACGACGAAATTTGGAATAGAATTAAGTCAGGAGAATTAAAAGGACTTTCAATAGAAGGGTACTTTGTAGATAAGGCAGAAAAACTAGCAAAGCAAGAAAGGACTTACACACA